TGTCATCAAACTTGTGACCTGCACTTAATATATCCATACTAACAGTTACTGGTTCTCCCACTGCTACTTTTATTGTTACTGAATTTATTACACTTCCAGACCATATTTCATCTCTGTCTGTTGCTGCTGCTCCTGGATTGTCTATTGATCTAACTAATGTAAAACTTGGAGGTAATATTGCCTCTGAATAAGTATAAGGATCTGAACCTGCAACTGCTCCAAGTACGTGTTCTAAAAAGAACCAATTCACAATATCCATTTCTAGCGTGTTTGTAAATTCTGCTTTACCTGGTAATATCTTCGCAACTTTACGTCCTCCAGATGTAGTTCCTTTGAAACCTCTAGAATATGTATTATTGTTGTTTGTCTTCGGAGTAAATGATTTTAATATACCGAAGTGTGTATCTGCTGTGACTGCTGTATTATAAGTAGTCTCTTTTTTATATAACAAGAAACTGTGTGCTCCTGTTATTCCTTCTGAGTTTGCCATTTGTTTTACCTCTACATTTTTTCTAATTTTGTACTTAATTTTTCAAGACGATCCGCCATTCTTCGTAATTCATAATTTGTATCCTTACGCATTCCTGCTGTTTCATCTCGAATTTGTTTTAAAATTTCTATTTCTTCACTCATCGTATCCCTCTAATTGCCATGAAAACCACACACAATGTGACTATATTGACTATGATTGTGCAAATGTTTACTATGTTAACCATCCTAATAGTTTTATTTGCTTTGTTAGTTGACTTTATAAGGACACTTAACAAACTATTAGTTTTCTTCATTTCTTTTTCTAAAGTCATTTTAACCCTTTTCGTAGTTGAAACTTCCTCTGAAGTCTACGTTCTGTTGAAATATCTTGTCATTCGTGTCTGGGCTTGGTAGGATTGGTCCATTTGCTACAGGTCTTATGACTGGTGCAGTATAATAAAAGTCTATCCAAGCGTCTTTATACGCCTTACGTATTGAAGCAATATAGTTCCGAATATCTTTCTTATTTGGGCCATAAACTATACAACTGAAATTAATTGTGTTAAGTATGACATTTCCATAACCTCCTGGTTCACTAGGTAGGTCGATCATCAATATTGAAATTCTAGGGAAACTACTAATTTTTAAATCTGTTTTGTCCCACTCCATTCCAATTTTATCGGTTCCGTAATCGTAAGTTATAACATAAACTCCTGTTTGTGCTGTCGTGAATGTAATTTTTGTTTTAATTGTTGTATCTGGAAAATCCATATCGTATGTATAATCTTTTCCAAAACTTAAAGGTGATCCTCCAACAGTTATGGATCTAATGTTTTTAATATTTGTTACCGCAATTAAATGAGTTTCATCTGCAGCGAATGTTCCTTCATCTGTATCTGTAGTTACATTTCTTTCAGTTATAGTCATAATATCTGAATTTCTAAGGAATCTTTCTTGTTCGAATAATATTTCTTGTTCATTTATATCAGTCATGTGAAATGCCTCTTTAAGTTATTTATTACAATGTCTTTTAATTTTGTGTGTACTGTGCTTCTAATAAAAGGATTAGGATCTATAACCCATCTTTTTCCTTTTTTCCCTTTCTTACTTTGTGTTTTGTGTACTGAACCAAATTCAACATATAGTCCATAATAAACCATCACTATTTCAAAATTCTTTCCTTTTTTTACAACTTTAATACTTGTTTTTAATCTTCCTGTATCGACAGGAACTTTATCTAAGATTGCATTTCTTAAATCATTTGCCACACCTAATTCAACTAATTTCATCTTTTTGTTAAATTGTGCTCTTGTTAGTTCAATCATTTTTAAATAATTGAGCAACATTATAAAAGTCTGTTGTTCCTAGACCTCTGTCCACGACTTTTTTGACTCTGTATTCTTGTCCAGCGTATGTGATTAAATCATCTTTATTGATTGTGATTGTTTTTTTCACTAGCAGTATTGCATCTGCATTTTGTAATAGACCAGGTTTCTTTTGTGCGTATTCGTCTTCTTTTCTATAAAAATTTCCAGAAATAGTAACAGGTGTACCTTCAGTTAAAGTTTCATCTCCTCCTGAGTTGCTTACTGTTTTAGTGACAGGTGTATGCGTTAAACTTTTCGCAAATGCATCCATCATTCTTTCGAATGGTTTGTTTGTAAATCCTATACCCATTGTAACCTCCTGGTTGTCTTTATTTAAAGACGTTCCTACGTCTGATTTTATTTATACTCGCTCGTGCGAGTGGTAAAAGTGAACGAAGGACTGTCGAGGGAAAATGACACTCCCTCATCCACCGTGATTATCCAAACACAATGTATTTACCTATATCGGCTTCAGCTGCTTTTGCTTCTTTCAGTAATACATCAAATGTTCCTTTAATGTTAATGTAAGCTTGACCTACTGTAACTTCTCCTTCTGGAAGTCTATATGTAGATGGTGTATCGAATGTTCCTCCCATTTGTGAAGCAAGTGTTTTTAATGATGCGTAAAGTTTGCATAAAGTTTTTACTTCTTGAGGGATTTTATATTCTCCGAACCAATATGTTAATATGTTTTTTTGTGCTTTTTGACTTGACCAATAAGAAGCTTCACAGTTCTCAGTTCCTAATACTAGTTTTCCTTCTGGAAGATATTGGTAGACATAAGCTGGAGTTACTGTTGTTCCATCTATCTCTACTGCTTCCAATATAATTATAGGATTCCTGTTTGTAATAAGTACATCAGTTTCATCTCCGTCGTACTTTTCTTGGTACTTTTGAGGATCTGTTCCAGAATAAATAATTCTATATTTACTTGTGTTATCTGGGTTAGTTTCCCAGTCTCTTTCTAGAGTAAGTACGTTATCTGTATGAGATTCTATTGTTCTCATTTGTCCTGATCCTGTGCCTGAATAAATCCATGCATAGTAATCTTCAAAATCAAAACCTGCGAAGTGTCCTGTATCAGTTAATGTGTCGTCTGTTGCACTATCTACAGTGCCGTTTAACATTTTAATCCAATATGTCGTGTTGGTTAATTTGTCGACCTTGCCTTCTGCATCTTTGATAAAGTCTTTAACGCTGTTGCTATCTACTTCATCTTCTGACAGACGTGTCTGATTATATACTTCTTGCACAGTTACATACATTTTTATTCGTCACTCACATAAGCTAAAAATCTAAAATTCTTAGCATTTCCACCTTGTGCAACTACACATTTAAGTTTTCTTGTTACACAAATTTTTTCTCCTACGTCTGTAAATGCTGACGCGTCTGCAACTTTGTTAGGGATCACTCTAGGATACCATGTTAAATCTGCAACTCCTGCATCTGTTACAGTTAGAATTGCTTGACTTACGGAGCCGTCTTCTGTAAAAGTAAGATCAGAACCAGTTGCACCATCATCATAGACCATTTCAATTTTTTCAAGATGGCCTTGATAGGCTGTATCAGCAGTAAGGATTAAATCGCCGGACGCATCACACGTACCAGCTAATTCAATAATTTTCATTTTTTACCTTTTTTCTTAGGTTTTACGTTGTCAGCTTTCTCATCTGTTTTAACTTCTTCTTTAACAGATTCTTCTTGCTTAGGATCAATTACTTTAACGAATAATCTTCCCTCAGCATCTCTCTCAATTGTTCCTTCCGGATCTTTATGTGCCATATTTATTACCTGTTTAATTTATATTTACTTTCAAAAAAAAGAAAAAAAATTGATAGACTTAGAGTCTACCTATAACATAAATAGTTCTTGCTTCATTATCAGTTGCACCTGGAATCGCAATTCCTGTTGCCGCTGTGATAACTAAGATTGGCTCCCAATCATCAGTTGCTCCATAACATGAAGCTGAGACTATGTCTGTTATTGCACAAAGTGAACTAATGTCAATTGTGTCTGTATCATCTGCAGTTGCTGGAGTTACAATCTTAAAACAATTAAATCCGTTTTGTGGATCGTTTGTAACTGTACAGTCTGCTATTGCTATTGCTGCCATTTTTATACCTCATTAGTTTGCTAGGATTTGTAACGTCTTAGCTCCAGTTGTTACTGAAGTTAATGTAATTACATTCCCAGATACAGTATGAGCTTCGTGTGCACCAGTTGTATCATCTATACAAGATAATACTTGAACTAAAGTTGCACCTAATACTGTTACTGTATCGTTTTGAGCTGCCTTTGCTGCTGAGTCAATTATCTTAAGCTTTCGACCTTTCAAATCGGCTCCAGCTTGAGGAACAATGTCTTCTGCAGTTACATTTACGTTAGTCATCTTCTAAACCCTAACCACTGATTCCAGTGATACTTGAACAGAAGGGTGTGTTTTTTATTAAGAACGTTTCATAGATCTTTAACATAAACTTCTGTGAGTCGTTGACTTTCGCTAATTCTTCGTATGTCATGTCTTGTAGAACTCTCATTTCTATGACACTCATATCTAAGAAGTAAATTGCTTTGCTTCCTGATGCGTTTGATAAAAACATACTTGGAATTACTGGTATATCTCCTACCATTGTGTGTAATACAATAGTTTCGAATCCCCAGAACACTTGTTTAGTTGCTTGTAAGAATCCTACTTTTGCACTTAACAAGTTGATTAAATCTTCGTAAACTCCAGATGAACAAATTGCTAAATTTGGTCTTCCACCGTCATCGAATGCATATCTTACTGCTTTTGTGATATCTGGTAATGCTAGAGGAGTTGTTCCTTTTGCTACAGTGTTAGTTGTACTCATTAAAGTAACAATTCCATCGAACTCTGTACCGTCTGGGTTTCCTGCGATTCCGGAAGATGATGAGTTTCCATTAATCAAAAGATTTTCCTGTAATTCTTGCATTGCTCTTGCAGCTACAAGCATTTCCATCTGTTTTGCATTTGGAGCTCCTTGATCGCCGAATCCGCCTGTTGCACCAGTGCTTGGTCCTAATCCTGCTAATACATAACTTGGCTGTGCTGCAACTGAAGGTCCTGTTACACGTCCTACTGCGTATAAGAACTTAATTGCTGTACTTGCTCTGTCATAAGTATTGTTTTTCTCAGACATTGAACCGTCTTCAGTAGCTGTAAATCCACCGCCTTTTGTAGTTAATTTGTTGTAATCAGCATACATTCCTTTGTTAGTAACTCTTGAAACTAACTCTACGAATGGTGTCCACTTTCTTGTAGTATCGATTACTCGAGGATCTACATAAACTGGGATCATTGCATATCCTGCAGTACCTGCTCCACCTGATTGTGTGTTATGAGCTTTCATACCTTCAGCATATACTTGTGCTACTTTTTCTCTTACATCTACATTACCAAATCCTTTTAATCCACTTAAGCTTTGGTAATTTGTCTTATGGGCCATGTTTCCGAAAGTTGTAGCATAAGCTAGATTTTCGTCAATTCCATCACCGAATGATTTTGTTCCTGTTTCCATTTTTACCTCTTACATGAAGTCCATCGGTCCAGTTGTTTTAGGAGTTTCGTCTACAGTGCTATTGCCGATTTGACTCTTTAAGTTCGGGGACTCTAGAAATGTTTTAAATTCCTTATTAGTTGTTTCTAACTCTGTGATTTTGGATTTGTATCCTTCCATCTCAGTTGCTATCTTACCCACTGTTTCAGTTAGGTTTTTAATTCCTTCCTGAATGGATTTAAGACCGTCTTCTTTGCCTTCTTTAGCTGCCTTTTCTTTAGCTTCCTTGTCTGCTTTTTCTTTAGCTTCTTTATCTGCTTTATCTTTAGCTGCTTTGTCGGCTTTTAATTTTTCTTCGTCTGTCAATTTATTGCCTCCATCGTTACTTGATGATTGTGATTTAATTCCGCATTTCTCTTGAATTGATTTAAAGCTTTTCATTCCTGCAGCGATTTTATCATCGCATTTTTTTAAGCCATTGTATGCTTCAGTCATTTCATCTGAGTTAATGTTTTTCATATTGATTTTATCCATGTAGTCATCGAATTTCCATATTCTTTCCCATATAGAATCTAGACTTGAACTTAACCAACGTAATTCGTCTTTAATGTATGATTCGATTTCTGGATGTTTGTGATCTCCTAGAGGATCATCTTTTGTATGTGCGTGAGCACCACCTTTTTCCAATGACTTAGTTCCATTTTTTTCTTGCATATTAACACCTTCTCGTTTTTTAATTAAATGTTCTTTACCTAATGCTTTTAAGAAACTTCCAGTCATGTCCGCTTCATTATTTATAGGTACTCCTGTTAAAGCTACATTTCGAATGATAACGTCTCGTAATACTTTGACTGTTTCTCCTTCTACTGTGATAGTTTCAACGTTGCCTCTCCAAGAAATACTGAACCCATCGATGAATTGATCTTCAATGCTTTTCCATACTTCTTTGAATCGCTTATGATTTTTATTCAATTGCGCCTTAACCCAAATCTTTGTTAATCCGTCAACTTCTACTTTCTTTGCTTCGATGATCTTTCCAATAGCTATCTCTCCATCATCGTCTCGCATTTCTTCTAAGTATTGTGAGTGTTCGATATCTAGTTTTATGTTTTGAGTGTTAAGTTGATCTACAATTTTATCCATTTCATCTGCAGGTACTAACTCTTTTACTGCATCAACATTGTTTGCAGTTATGTGTCCTGTAACGTAGAATTGTTTTGCACTTTTCAAACCCACATATTCGTGACTCATATCGTTTGTATAGAATTTATGAATGTTGTTCGAATGTAGTTGTGCTTCAGTCATATTATTATTACCTCAATTTGAACTTTATAAATATAATGATTATTCTCTTTGCACAAATCTTAATTAAATATATCCTTCTTTTTTCATTAATTTAACGTCTTGTGCTGTTTTTTTGCTGTGACATTTTCCACATAACATTTGTAAATTGTTTAGTTTATGTTCTTTACAAATCCTATAAGGTATGATGTGGTCGCAATATAAATCTTTTACTTTGTCTGAAACACTACATTTCACACATTGGTGATTATCTCTTTCAATACATTCTTTTCTTAATTTAACAAATTCTTTTTCTTCCCACCACTTTTTTGTAAGTGGAAGTTTATTCCAAGGAGTTTTTCCAAACATTCCGTTTTTCTCTCCTGAATTAGCTTTACTGATTTTATCTTTTGTTTTTTGAGTTTTTGAAGTATTGTTATTTACTAAATATGAATTATCTCTTTTGTAATGTCCTTTAGTTCTCAAAGTTTCATGAGCTTTAGTTAGAGTTTCTGAACCTTTACGTTTGCCTGTTTTATATTCAAACTTCAACTGACAAGATGCATTACAATATTTATTCTTTACAGGTTTGTCACACCATAAACATTTATTCATTGTCCCTCTGTATGAACCTTAAAGTGCTCCGACAATTGACGTGTGCCGGAGGGGCATCGAATTCTTTGCCCTGATAATTAAATTTTTCGTTTAATTCTATAGTCTGTCCATCGAGTGCTGCACATATTGCACTTGTTCTTTTGTCTAGGTGTGCATCCCATTGTTTTAATAAATCTAGTCCGCTTTGTCTCGCTCCATCAATGTGTCCCATATTCTCTGCTCTGTTTGCTTCTGTACGTGCAATCATTCGAGCTCTGTCTTCTCCTACATCCATAACTTTTTTAACACGAACTTTGAGTTGATCAACTGATTCTAAATTCATAAGTCCTTGACTTAA